GCTATTAAAGCAGGCATGGACGCAGAATTTTGCATGACAAAGAAATCAAAGATGGAAGTCACGCTGTCATGTACCAAATCAAAAGATTTTAGTGCAGGCAATAATATGGATTTTAGAATAAAAGTGGTTGATCTTGACGGTGATTGTTTTTATGACGATGACGAAGGAAAACAGATTGAAGGCGTTTATTTGGAATATGTTGGCGTTGGTGAGGAGAAAAAAGAGCTATCCAAAACCGAACAACAGACTTTTGACGGCATGAAAAAAGCCATTGAAATGACAAAAATACAAGGTGAAAAATATACATTGCTTGGAAAAGACCATTTTGTACTAACACTTACACAATGGAAACCATTTGCTTATGAAATGTACACGGATAAAAATGCTGGCAGACACAAAGGCAACTTTGATAATAGTGTTAAATCTTTGTTAAATCAAGAAGTTATAGGCAATGATGGCGATTATTACTGGGTTAAATAACTATGTACATTTATGTACATTGTATAAAAATGTACAATGTATAAAAGTGATCCAAAAAATGTACATACATATACACACCCCTTTAGGGGTGTATATGGATGTATATGGATTTGTATATTTAGCTGTATGAATAATAAATTTACATTTTTTTACTTTTTAGAATATAATCTTTTTAACCAACCAACTCAGAAATCACTTTATGGCGATTTATCAATAACTGGGTTGGTTGGTGACAGCTTGGAAAGACAAGCACTATGAATAAAACATTATCGTCTAGGGGTTAGGACATACATAAGCGTGACGCTAGTAGACATGGGTTCGATCCCCATTGATGTTTTATTGATAGTACGCGCACAGCGCACCTGTAATGGCCAGACGCTCGGAAATGGGAGACTTGGGATTGTCTGAAAGTACGACAACAAATACCGAGATTACTATCAACCGACCACCGACTCGGTAACAAACGGCTGTGAGAGCTAACTGGACTGCTCACTTAAGACAAATTCCAGTTACTATCAACCAAAACACGGCCACCACTCATTGCAGTTTATGGCGTGATGGTTTTTTAACCATGAAGAATTAAACCTTAACGCGTGTCCTCCTGCACGAAAAAAAGACGGGAGCAGTTTTACTGCAGCATTTTCTGATAATTTTGCAATGCGGGGTTATGGTTTAATTACTTGATGGTTAACTTAAACAGGAACAAAATTGCATGAAGCGAAAAGAGAAACGATCAGCTAAGTTTGCACCACAAAATGATTATTATGAGCCGAAAATTAAACCGGTACGCGCATTAAACAAAACACAGCAACAATATCTCAACCAAATACGCGCTAATGTCATCACATTTGCCATTGGTAGCGCGGGAACAGGTAAAACGTATATAGCGGCAGGGGTAGCTGCTCAAATGCTGTCAGAGGGCATTATTGACACAATTATCATGACGCGACCTAACGTTGAAGCTGGTCGTGGTTTTGGTTATTTGCCAGGCGAATTATCTGAAAAATATGCGCCATATATGGAGCCTTTACTTGATGTTCTTAATGAGCGACTTGGTAAATCGCACACGGAGTATTTGTTAAAACGTGGATCTATTCAGTTTAAACCGCTAGAGTTTATGCGCGGCAAAACGTTTGCACGGTGTTTTTATATTTTAGATGAAGCGCAGAATTGCACGCCACAGCAAATGAAGTTGTTTTTAACGCGCATTGGTGAGGATTGCAAAGTCATTATTGATGGTGATATTGAGCAAAAAGATATTGCTGGCATGAGTGGTTTACAAGATGCGGTTAATCGATTACAAAATGTGGATAAGATAGGCATGGTTGAGTTTACAGTTGATGACGTGGTACGCTCAGGCATGTGCAAAGAAATATTAATGGCTTATAGGAATTGTTAATGCAAATCACACAACGTAAAACTGCGGATTTAATACCGTATGTGAACAACGCACGAACACACAGCGAGCAACAGGTGTTGCAGATCGCGGCAAGTATAAAAGAGTTTGGTTTTAATTCGCCCGTGTTGGTTGATGGGGAGAACGGCATTATTGCAGGTCATGGGCGCGTGTTGGCGGCTAAAAAATTAAATCTTGATGAAGTCCCAATTATTGAGCTTAAACACCTCACTAAGACGCAAAAGAAGGCATATATTCTTGCAGATAATCGTTTGGCGTTGAATAGCGGCTGGGATAATGATTTGTTGGCGTTGGAGTTGGGGGAATTGTCGGACGATGGGTTTGATTTGGATTTGCTTGGGTTTGATGTTGATGAGTTAAATAATTTTGATGATGTTGAAGATAAAAAAATAGAAAAAAATGAAAAATATACTGCAAAAACAGAAGTTTTTACTTATGAGCCTACTGGTGAAAAACCAGATTTAAATTCATTATTAGATGATGAAAAAACAAAAGAATTAATTAATGAAATAAAAAAAAGTGATTTGCCAAAAGAAGAAAAAGATTTTTTAATATCTGCTGCATATAGACATTCAATTTTTAATTTTGAAAATATTGCAAATTATTACGCTCATTCAGATCAAAAAACACAAGAATTTATGGAAAAATCGGCTTTAGTTATAATTGATTTTGATAGCGCAATTGCTGGCGGATTTGTAAATTTAACTCAAGAAATAAAAGAATTGGTGGAAAAAAATGGATAATTTTGCTGTTTTTATTTTAACGCATGGACGAGCAGATAACGTAAAAACATATAAAACATTAAAAGATTGTGGATACACAGGAAAAATTTATTTATTAGTGGATAATTTTGACAAACAAATAGATTTATATAAAAAAAAATATGGAGATCAAGTTATTGTTTTTGACAAACAAAAAGCAATTGATATGACTGATAGTGGTGATAATCAGCAAAAACATAATTCGGTTGTATATGCTAGAAATTATAATTTTGTTGTAGCAAAAGAATTGGAAATTGATTATTTTCTTCAACTAGATGATGATTATAATACTTTTGGATTTTCTATTGATGAAAATTTAGATTATTTTAGGCGTAAAAAAATAAAAGATTTAGATTCTGTATGTAATTCATTTGTTAATTATTTGAAAACATCAAAAATAAAAAGCATTGCTTTTGCTCAAGGCGGAGATTTTATTGGTGGTGAAGGAGCAGGAATTATTGCTAAATTTAATAAAGGCGAAATTCCAAGAAAAGTTATGAACGCATTTTTTTTTGCAACTGACAATCCTGTTAAATTTATGGGAAGAATTAATGAGGATGTAAACCTTTATGTTTCAAATGGTTTAAAAGGAGATGTTTTTGCAACTCATCATGCTGTTAGAATAGAACAAATGCCAACACAACAAAATGGTGGTGGATTAACTGATATTTATTTAGATTTAGGAACGTATGTAAAAAGTTTTTATTCTGTAATTTATGCACCTTCGTGTGTAAAAATAAAAATGATGGGAGTTACTGAAAGAAGATTTCATCACAGCATAAAATGGAACAATGCAGTGCCTAAAATAATACATGAAAAATTCAAGAAAAATTATGGCTCTCACACCTAAACAAGAACGCTTTGCTCAACTGGTAGCCGAAGGCAAAACACAGGCTGATGCTTATCGTGGGGCGTTTGATACTAAGCCAACAACTAAGCCTGAAACAATACAAGCTAATGCTTCACGGCTTATGGCTGACAGCAATATTTCAGCAAGGGTTGACGAGCTACGCAAACCCATCATTGAAGCTGTTGGCATTACGCTTGAATCGCATTTAAAAGACTTAATGACGTTGCGCAACCTTGCCGTTAAAAACAATCAAATAAACGCGGCTATTACGGCTGAAATTGCCAGAGGTAAAGCAGCAGGCGTATCAACAGATCGTGTTGAAGCAACTATAAAAACAGGTTACACATTTGTGGTTGAGCGAGCAGCGCGTGAAGATTAGGCTTAAGTTAACCGAACCTCAAGAGGACTTCATTTTCAGTGAAGCAATACACCCTGCAATGGTGGCGGGATATGGCGCGGGAAAGTCACAAGCCGCTGTCATTCGATTGGCTTTGCTTGCACTTAAATACGATGGTTTATCTTTTGGGTTTGTTGAGCCTACTTATGATCTTATCCGATTGATTGCTTTCCCGCGCTTTCAAGAAATACTTGATGAGTGGGGCGTGAAATATAATCTCAATAAAGCTGATGCTATTATCAAACTGGAAAACAATTCGCAGATTATTTTTAGATCAGCAGACAATCCAGAGCGTTTAGTTGGTTTTCAATTAGCCGATGCGGTAATCGATGAAGCCGATACGTTGCGCGTTGACCAAGCCAAACTGGTTTGGACTAAAATGCTTGGACGGATTAGAGAACGAAAACCAGACAACTCACCTAACACGCTTGCAGCCGTATCAACACCTGAAGGCTTTGCTTTCATGTACGAAATGTGGGGCAAAGAACCACGCGAAGGCTACGAGTTAATTAAAGCACCTACTAAAAGCAACCCTTATTTACCAGATGGTTACATAAAGCAACTTGAAGCAACGTATAGCAGTGCGCAATTATCCGCGTATCTTGATGGCAATTTTGTTAATTTAAATGCAGGAAGTGTTTACCATGAATTTGACAGAAAACTTAACGCAAGCAATGAAACTATTATGCCTGATGATGTACTCCATTGCGGAGTCGATTATAATGTTACTAATATGTCCGCTGTTATTCATGTTATTCGTGGCGATATTCCTCACGCAGTTTTTGAATTCACTGGTGTGTTTGATACACCAACGTTATCAAAAATATTAAAAGAAAAATACCATGCACATCGTATTTTAATCTATCCAGACGCCAGTGGTAATGCCAGAAAGTCAAACAACGCAAGCGAGAGTGACCACAGCATCATGAGAGCATACGGCTTGCAAGTATTAGTCAACTCAAGAAACCCATTTGTAAAAGATCGCGTACTGTCATTTAATAAAATGATTAACAATCAAGGAGAGCGAAAATACTTTGTTAATCCTCAGTATTGCCCAATGTTAGTGGAGTCATTAGAAAAACAATCTTATGACAAAAATGGAGAGCCTGACAAAAAAGCTGGGTTCGATCATATTGTTGATGCTGCCGGTTATTTTGTATCGTATCGCTATCCAGTAGTAAATAATAGACCTCAGTTTGCGGCAATAATTGGCATTTAAAAATTCAAATTATGTTATAATTACATTGTGCAAATAGGCTTAGCGGCTGAAAAGTAGATTCATTACCTATCTTTTGCACATCACCCTTGTAATGAATAATCCACTAATGAAGGATTCTCAAATGAAAGACACGCACAAATGCCCAAAATGTAAAATAGAAAAACCTATATTATCTTTTAATACTGACAAAAGTAAAAAAAGCGGTATTTCATCCAAGTGTAAAGAATGCCAAAAAATATATTGTGCTGAAAATAAAGAAAAAATTCTTAAAAAAAGAAATGAATGGCTAGATTCAAATAAAGAACATATATTAAATTATTCAAAAAATTACAGATTAAAAAATAATAAAAAAATTTTAGAATATGCAAAAAGTTACGCAAAAAAAAATAAAGAAGAAATAAAAAAAAGAAGAAAAAATTATGAAAATAACAATAAAAAAATTATTTGCTTAAGAAGAAAAGAAAGCAGAAAAAAATATAAAGAAAAAAGCAATGTGTCACAAAATAAATATTCAATAAAAAAAAGAAATGAAAATCCAGCTTTTTCAATGGCATGCAGAATCGGTGGATTAATAAGAAAAGCACTACACAGAAATGGATATGCTAAAAAATCGCGTACACATGAGATTATAGGATGTGATTTTAAATCATTTGCTAATCATATTGAATCTCAATTTATAGACGGCATGAGCTGGGAAAACCGTAGTGAATGGCACATTGATCATATTATTCCAGTATCAAGCGCAAAAGATGAAGATGAAATAATTTTATTAAATCACTACTTAAATTTACAGCCATTATGGGCAAGTGATAACTTAGCAAAAAGCTGTAAAATGCCGTCATTAGCCATTCAAAAAAAAATAAAATTATCTATAGCAAAAGAAAAAGGTTTAGAATCAACCTTATAATCAATATTTAAAGGCGTAAAATCATGAGCGTTGATACTAAACATTCGGAATATTTAGAACATTATGAGCAATGGGAGCGTTGCGAAAATATTATAAAGGGTCAAGACGAAATACACGAGGCAGGGGTTAAATATCTACCTAAGCTTAGTGGGCAAACTGACGCAGAATATTATGCTTATAAAAAAAGAGCAATGCTATATAACGCGACTGCTAGGACGGTTGATGGATTAACAGGTATGCTTTTTTTAACACCTCCAAAAATAACAGCACCTGCAGCAATGGATAATATTATTGCAGACGTGACAATGGGTGGGTTATCGTTGCATCAATTTGCTGAAATGATAGCGGAAAAAGTTGTTGTTATAGGCAAAGTAGGCGTTCTTGTTGATTATCCACCTATTGTTAACGCGGTAACGCTTGCACAAGCACAGGCACAAGGCGCAAGACCTTACGCGACCATGTACGATGCAGAATCAATCATTAACTGGAAAACTGGACGCATTAACAACGTTGAACAGTTAACACTGGTGGTACTTGAAGAAGAAAACGAGATTGCAGTCGATGAGTTTGAATCTAAATGTGAACCACAATGGCGCGTTTTAGATTTAGGCGATGGTGGAATTTATCGTCAACGTGTTTTCCGTAAAGACAAGCGAGGTGAATTTATTTTAGTGGATGAAATTTACCCACAAATAAACGGCAAAGCATTAAACAAAATACCGTTTGAGTTTTTTGGCGTGCGTGACAATTCACCTTGCGTGGATAAACCTCCATTGCTTGATCTCGTCGACGTGAATTTATCGCATTACAGAACCACAGCCGATTATGAGCATGGTTTGCACTTCACTGGACTGCCAACACCAGTAGTCACTGGTTATTATTCAGACGATAAAAGCGCGTCACTTCGCATTGGTAGCGGCACAGCGTGGTTGTTACCAGACTCACAATCAAAAGCGTTTTATTTAGAATTTACCGGTCAAGGCTTGGCTGAATTGCGCGAAGCATTGCGCTCAAAAGAGGCAATGATGGCAACGCTTGGAGCGCGAATTTTAGCACCAGAAAAACGCGCGGCTGAATCAGCGCAAACGGCTAACATTCACAGATCAAGTGAAAACAGTGTACTTGCTTCAATTTCACAGTCTATTAGCATTGGATTAACGCACGTCATGGAGTATTTGCGTGATTGGTCGGGTGTAACTGGTGATGTTAAAGTTGAACTTAACCGTGATTTCATACCAAATAGCATGACAGCTCAGGACTTAGATGTTCTGGTTAAGAGTTGGCAGGCGGGGGCAATATCAGCTAATGTTTTGTTTGAAAATCTTGTGTCTGCTGACATTATTTCTCAAGATACAAGCTTTGACGATGAGCAAGAGAGGATTAAAATAAATCCTGCTGGCGGTGGAATGTAGTATAATGAACGAGTCTAAAAGTTACTGAAATAGCTTTTAGACTCTCATCAATTATGAACATACGAGGTTCACATGACTAAAGAAAGTTTATCACACAAAAGCGGTATTTATAAAATAACAAATACTGTTAATCAAAAAATATATGTTGGAAGTTCTGTAAATATTGCAAAAAGATTCAATGCACACAAAAACTCTCTTATAAAAAATATTCACCATTCAAAAACAATGCAGAGGTCATGGAACAAATATGGCAAAGATAGTTTTATTTTTAATGTTATTGAATTTGTAGAAATAAAAGAAAATCTTTTAATTCGTGAACAACATTATTTAGATACTTTAAATCCTTTTGGTAAAAATGGATTTAATAATGAAAAAATTGCTGGTTCTCACCTTGGAATTAAACACAGTGAAGAAACAAAAAAGAAAATGTCAGAATCACGGAAAGGCAATATTTTTACCGATCAACATAAAGAAAAAATCTCAATTGCATTAAAAGGAAAAATTAAAAGCCCAGATCATTTAAGAAAAATAGGTGAATCACAAAAAGGACGAATAAAATCCGACGCAGAAATATCTAAATTATCGTTAGCATTAAAAGGAATGCCATCAAAAAGAAAGGGCAGAACTTTTGGAAAACAAAACCAAGAATGGATTGATAAAAGAATGTTAAGCAAAAAAGAAACTCTTAAAAATAAAAAAACAGGTGCAATATGCAAACAGCTAACGATATTTTAAGAGACAAGACTATAGCCCATGAGATAATGTTAGGCAGATATTATTCATCAACAAGTAAAAAAGTGATGGATTTGTTGCGTGTTGTTGAAAAAGATTTAGTAAAACAATTAAAAACGCTCGACCTTGATAACCAAATGACAATCCCGCAGATTGACGCGCGGTTAGAATCAGTACGGGCGATTTTAAATGAAGGTTATGATTTAGCCGGCAAAGAGTTAATTAGTAACATGAAAGACGCGGCAGAGTATGAGCAAGAATGGCAAATTAAAGCCATTGATGATTCAACGCCTGTTGTGCTTGATATGGTAGCAGTTGCGCCCGTGACGTTATTTGCTGCGATTGAATCAAAACCATTGCAGGGAAAACTGATTAAAGAATGGATTGATAAGCTAGATCAAGATAGTTACACGCGCATACAGGACGCTGTGCGTATCGGCTTAGTTGAAGGGCAATCTTACAGTGACGTGGTTAAACGCATTACAGGCACGAAAGCATTGCAATACACTGACGGCGTGATGGCATTAAACGCACGTCAAACACAGGCGTTAGTATCAACTGCAATGTCACACGCAACCAATGTAGCAAGCGAAGAATTTTATAAAGCCAACGACGATTTAATAAAAGGCTGGCAATTTTTAGCCACGCTGGATTTTAAAACAACAACCCTGTGCAAATCATACGATGGTCAAAAGTTTGATTTAGGTAAAGGTCCATATCCACCTGTCCACGTTAGATGCAGATCAAGCACTGTGCCTGTTTTAAAATCATGGAAAGAAATGGGAATGAAAGACCCACCACCAGGAACAAGATCATCACTTGATGGGCAAATTAGCGAAACAATCAATTATGATGAATGGTTGCGTAAACAATCACATGAAAAGCAAGATGAAGCATTAGGAAAAGGAAAAGCTGAAATATTTAGATCGGGCGTAAAGCTGGAACGATTTGTTGAAAATGGGAAAGAATTAACACTTGAGCAATTGAAAAAAATTGAAAAGTAAACCAGTAGTCAAGTAATCCTTGACAGTTGAACATTTATAAATCAATTAGTTAGTTAAAATATTTTCAAGGTGTTTATTTTTTTTAATTGATGTTTATTATCTTATACTGTATAAATGCGACAAACACTCGCCATGTGTTTACTCTCGTGTCGTTGGTGTTACACCTTTCATCAGCGACACACCCTAATTTGTAAGGAAATATTTATGTCATTTTTTGATAATATTGTTCATAAGGTTTCAGACGGTGCTAAAAAAGCAGTCGATGAAGCAACAAGTGCAGTTGATGATATTTCACACGGTGACATTATCGGTGCGACAGAACACGTTGAAAATATCCGTGAAATCCCACAAGATACAGCGATTGAAATCATTAAAGACGCAATTTAGATTTTATTAACGATGGCAGAGCCGTCAACCACAACCCAGAGGGTTATATGTCAGAAGAATTAAGTATTGCAGAGCAAATTAAAGCCGCAGTTGATGAAGCAACAAGCGGACTTGCAAAGAAAAACGGTGAACTTTTAGCAGAGCTGAAAGAGGCACGAAAAGGAAAGCAAATAGATCCAGCGGAATTGGATAAACTACAAAATAAAATTGATGAGTTAGAAAACAATCTAACGGCATCACAAAAAACAATCAAAGATCAGCAAAAAGCATTTGAGCAAACTAAAGCCGCCTTAGATTCAGAAAGTGGGTTTACATCTAAATTGCTTTTAGACAATGGCTTAACTGATGCACTTGTAAAGGCTGGTGTTGCTACACCATTTTTACCTGCGGTCAAAGCTATGTTATCATCACAGGCGAAAATCGCTATTGATGGCGACACACGCAAGGCAGTTATAGGCGACAAAGATTTAAGCGCGTTCGTAACAGAATGGGCGACCAGTGATGACGGCAAACATTATATTGCAGCACCACAGAATAACGGTGGTGGCGCAAATGGTGGAAGTGGTAGCACTGGGCAACAAGTTGTAAGCCGTTCAACGTTTGACAATATGTCACACCCAGAGCGGGCAAGTTTTGCAAAAAGTGGCGGCAAAGTTACAGAGCAGTAGTTAAGCGATTGTTTATAAAAAACAGCCGCTAGATATATCCAATTATGATATAATAACTACTCCTAAACTTAGCTGGAGTAGTTTTCATGATTGGTGGAATTTATAAAATTCAAAATGTTGTTAATGGTAAATGCTATATCGGTTCAGCAAAATCATTTAAAACACGTTTTCGAAAGCATAAAAACGTTTTAGTTAAAAACGCCCATCATTCAATAAAACTTCAACGCTCATGGAATAAGCATGGCGAAGATGCTTTTATATTTCAACCTATTATTATTTGCAAACCTAAAGATTTATTATTTTATGAACAACAAGCTATAGACGCTTATAATTCGTATTATAAAGGCTATAATGCAACTATTAGAGCAAGTAGCGCGATAGGCGTAAAACGCTCAGACGAAACAAAAAATAAAATTAGTGTTGCTAAAAAAGGAATTAAATTATCAGATCAACATAAACAATCAATATCTGATGGAAATAAAGGAAGAATACATAGCGATGAAACAAAAGAAAAACTAAGATTAGCACATACAGGAATAAAAAAAACACAGTCTCATGTTGAAAAAATGAGACAAGCAAATTTAGGAAAAAAATACAGCAATGAAACAAAAGCAAAAGTATCTGCTAGTTTAATAGGAAATAAAAGAGCGTTAGGAAACGTGTTATCGGCTGAAACAAAAGAAAAAATGTCGATAGCTCACAAAGGTAAAGCGCAATCACCCAAATGGGTTGAAAAGCGAATTGCAAAAAGATTAGCGACAATAGCCGCTAAAAAACTTCAAATCAAAGAGGAACTATCATGAGTAATGTGCTCAACAATTTAGCTAGTGACATATACAAAGCGGCAGACGTAGTAGGTCGTGAATTAGTCGGTTTTATCCCTTCATCTACCATCAATGGTGATGCAACAACCCGCGCTGCAAAAGGCGACACAATCCGTGCGGCATTTACTCGCACACCAAGCGTTAACACTTCATTCGCGCCCTCGATGACAATCCCAGAGGGCACAGATCAAACCGTTGACAACAAAACAATGACACTTGATTCTTACGCTTCGGTTCAAATCCCATGGACTGGTGAAGATATTAAGCACGTCAATAATGGTGCAGGTTACGAAACCATTTATGGCGATCAAATCGCTCAAGCAATCCGCGCATTGTGCAACAAAATTGAGCAAGATTTATTCTCGGCTGCTTACAAAGGCGCATCACGCGCTGTTGGTTCAGCAGGCACTACACCATTCGCGTCTAACTTCGACACTATCGCGCAAGTGCGTCAAATCTTAGTTGATAACGGCTGTCCTACTGATAATCAAATTTCATTAGTTATGAACACAGCTGCTGGCGTTAAATTGCGCAACCTTGCAGCACTTCAACAAGTTAACACTTCAGGCAATGAAGCATTATTGCGTCAAGGTACATTGCTTGATTTGCAAGGCATCATGATTAAAGAATCAGCTGGTATTACTACGCACACAAAAGGCGGTGGTACTTCTTACGTTACATCTGGCTCAACTGCTGTTGGTGTTACTGACATTGCATTGGTAACAGGTAGCGGCACAGTATTAGCTGGTGACGTTGTGACATTCGCGGCAGATACTGCAAACAAATATGTTGTTGGCACAGGCGTTACTGCTGCCGGCACTATTTCATTAAATGCACCAGGCGCACAAAAAGTCATTGCTACAGCAAACGCTTTAACTGTTGGCGATTCTTACACACCAAGTGTTGCGTTTCACAAATCAGCCGTTGAGTTAGGCATGCGCCCACCTGCAATGCCTAATGGTGGTGATTCTGCCGTTGACGTGATGACAGTACAAGACCCAACAAGCGGTTTAGTATTTGAAATCGCAGTTTATAAAGGTTATATGAAAACTATGCTTGAAGTACGTTGTTTGTATGGCGTAAAAGTATGGAAACCAAACCACGTTGCTACGTTGCTAGGTTAATTTTTCTAGGGGGTTCGCGTTCGTTCCTGTTCGCGTTCCCCCGCCTTATTTATGGCGGACTTATGAAGCATTACGTTTGCAAAATAGCAACAAAACCAACCACCGTAACAGCAGGTACTGTTTATCAGGCGTTTGTTAATACTGATGACACATCACTGCGCATAACAAAAATGCACATTCAACTTGATAGCGCAGACGCGGGAGGAAATGGAAATTCAGTTTATGCGTTTGCTCGCATTAAAGGCACACCAACAAGCGGCACAACGTTAACTGTAACAAAGTACGACAATCAAAACGAGCCTAGCAAAATGCTATGCTTACGCAATCAAGCGGGTTTAGATATGACAGGCGTGACGCAAGAGCCTTATTTTTTGGAACGCTCAGTTATTTCTAAATTTACTGGAAATGCGTCAACAATAGATTTTAATCATAATGATGAGGGTTTTATATTGGCAAAAAATGAAGGCTTAATTATTTTTGCTGATAACGAAGTTGTTTCTGGCAGTGGAATTTACGGCATGATTGAATGGATGGAGGATTAAAATGGCGTTAATCGTTGAAGACGGTACTGGACTTGCAAACGCTGAAAGCTATGTTTCAGTAGCAGACGCGACAACCTATCATGCAAACATTGGCAACACAGCGTGGGCGGCTATTGCAAGCGATGCAACAAAAGAGCAATTACTACGCAAAGCCACAGACTACATGGTGGCGCAATATCGTTTGCAATATGCGGGTTATCGCAGATACTCGACACAGTCGCTTGATTGGCCGCGTTTATACGTTCCATTGATTGATTCCTTATCAGCAAACGTTTTTCCGCAATATGTGGATTTTGACATTGTGCCAACCACTGTAAAAAATGCGTGTGCTGAATTAGCGTTAAAATCTTACACAGCCATTTTGATGCAGGATTTAACGCAAGGCGTTATTCGTGAAAAAGTAGACGTTATTGAAGTAGAATATGACAAATACTCACCACAGCAAACACGCTATGCTCAAATTGACGCAATGTTATCCGTGTTTTTTAAACAACAAGGCAATGATATGTCGAGATCATTGGTGAGAACATGACACTTGATGCTCGCGCTCGCTCCACAGCAGATAAATTGCTGGATAAGTTTGGCAAATCAATCACGCTAACGTCTATTGTTGAAGGTACTTATGACCCAACAACGGGTGAGTTATCGGGCGGAACAACAATATCCACTAATCATACTGCTGTTATCAAAGACTATAACGGGATTGATTTTATTAGCGGTGTTGTGCAAGCGGGCGACAGAAAGGTAATGATCGCGGCATTAGGTGCATCAACGCCACAACCAGCCGATAAAGTAACTGTCGATAGTGAAGTTTATCAAGTGGTGGCAGTTCGTCATATATGGTCGGGTGAATTGCCCGCGCTTTATGAAATGCAGGTGAGAAAATGACGGGTTCAATGTCGCAAATTGTGGCGCGTGTTAATGGTCGCATTGATGACCAAATAAGAATGGCAACGCTTGGCGTATTTATTGGAATTAGAAAAGATACACCAGTTGGCGAACCTAGCACATGGAAAAATCCAGCGGCAGCTCCAGAAGGTTATGTTGGCGGAAACGCTCGCAATAATTGGCAATGCACAATCGGTGCGCCTTTTGTTGGTGAAGATGCAAACGGGTCGAATGAGAAAATACAAAGAACTATTCCACGCAGAGCTGGAAGTGTTGTGTACTTAACCAATAACGTGCAATACATTCAGCCATTAGAATATGGACACAGCACAAAATCACCCAATGGCATGGTTAGAGTAAACGTTGCACGTTTTGAGGGGTTATTAAATGGCACTAGTTGAGATCCGTACCGCATTAGAAACAAAACTCAATGCACTAACGCCTACACTTGCGACAGCGTGGGAAAACGTACCGTTTACGCCCGTCGTTGGTACAGCATATCAGCAAGTTAATTTAATGATTGCAGATACATTGAACCCAACATTAGGCGGCAATCATTATCGCGTAAAAGGATTTATGCAGGTGCTATTGTGTTATCCGGCTAACGTAGGCGCAAAAACAGCAGCAACCCGCGTTGATTTACTGGTTAATCATTTTAAACGCGGTACAAGTTTAACAAACGGCAGTGTAACTGTTATTATTGACAAGACACCATCAATTGCACCGGCATTGATTGACGGGGTGCTTTATAAAATTCCGGTATCAATTTACTTTTCAGCAGATATTTATCCATAAGAGGTTACAAAATGACAATTGCACAAGGCGTTAAAAAAGTTGTATCTTACAAAAAACAAACAGGCTTAGGCGTAGCAGCTTCAGGCAGTGGCGGTCAAGAATTAAGACGTGTCACAAGCACAATCAACTTGACTAAAGAAACATTTCAATCAAACGAAATTCGCCCAGATCAACAAGTTGCTGATTTCCGTCATGGTTCAAGACAATCAACGGGTACATTAAGCGGTGAATTATCAGCGGGAACATATAAAGACTTTCTGCAATCCGTATTGCGTAAAGACTTCGTTGCGATTTCATCATTAACAGCGGCTGCTGTAACTATTGTTGCATCAACTGGCGTGATTACATTCCAAACAGGCAACCCGTTAACTGGTGGTATTAAAATCGGTAACGTGGTTCGTATTACGGTGGGCAGTGTTAACGCGGCTAACTTAAATAAAAACTTATTGGTGACTGCTGTAACAGCAACCACATTAACAGTTAAAACGTTAAACGGTAGTGCGCTTGCAGATAATGCAACATCGGTCACAGGTGTAACTGTTGCTATTCCCGGCAAATATACTTATGTGCCAGAAACAAGCCAAACACAGGATTATTACACTATTGAACATTGGTTTTCAGACGTTGCACAGTCAGAGGTTTATACTGACATTATGCAAACCAACGCTCAGGTTAAAATCCCTGCTAATGGTATGGCGACCATTGATTTTCCATTAGTCGGCTTAAATGTTACCACTGGCACATCACAAGTTTTAACTTCACCAACTGCGATCACCACTGGTGGCGTGACTGCTGGTGTTAACGGGTTGTTACTTGTTGCAGGCACACCAGTTGCCATTGTTACTTCAATTGATTTTGACATTAACGGAAATATTGCAGTGGCAGACGCGGTAGTGGGTTCATTAACACGCCCAGACGTATTTCAAGGCGTTGTAGGTGCAACAGGCACATTTAGTGCTTATTTCACTGACGCAACATTCCGCGATTACTTTATCAACGAAACCGAAGTGTCTATTATTGTTGCGTTGACAACAGATAGCACTGCAACGGCTGATTTTGTATCGTTTACTATGTCACGCGTTAAAATTGGTGGTGCTGATGTAACTGATGGCGCGTCTGGTTTAACTCGCACATTCCCATTCACCGCGCTTAAAAATACAGCGGGTGGTAGTGCGGTGGCTAATTTAGCGACAACAATCATGGTTCAAGATTCACTCGCTTAAAAATAGTGCTACAATTACCCACGCTTGCAATCATGCGGGCGTGGGTATTTTTTTATAAATCAACAGGAACATACGAACATGAGCAAAAAAACAGGTTTATCATTTGATGATTTAGATTTAGTTAGCGCGTCAGAAAACGCTTATGAGTTTGAATATTTAAGAGCTGACGGTGGCGATACAGGCGTATTTATTACAGTGCTTGGTTCACAATCACCAAAAGTACAAGATTGGGTACGCAAAACGTTAAACCGTAGAAAATCACAAGATCAGTTAGCGGCTAAACGCGGAAAAGAAGTTGAACGCACCATTGAAGACGATGAACAATTTGGCATTGACGCAGCAGCAATTCGTGTTGTCGGATGGCGTGGAATTACTAACTTTGAATATTCACCAGAGAACGCCACAAAGTTAATGGAACGCAACAGCGAAATCCGTGAACAAGTTTTTGAGGCAAGCAATAACTTGGGAAACTTCACCAAAGCCTAATCAATGACATTGTCGAGTTTGGCACACGAGAATTTGAACTCAGCAAAACAAACGACAATGGCAGTAGTTTACGCGATGAAGCTCAAGCGATTATTGCAATGGGGCATGAGATACCTGATGATTATAAATCATTGTCTATGCCAGAAAATTACGCCTACTGCTGGGCGTGGTTTGGTGAATTAAGCCGAACACGCTCAAGCAATGGGTTTGGTCAAAATCCAATTAGTTATTCGGAAATTGACGCATGGTCAAGATTGACCAACATAGAATTAACGCCATTAGAAGTAAGTGCTATTATGCGTCTTGATAGTGCTTATTTAAATATTCAAGCAGAGCAAATTGCAAAACGGAGCAAAACAAAATGACCACCGATACCTATTCTATTCAAGTCGCAGTTGATTCGACCAGTGCAGTAACAGCCACGCGCAATTTAACGGCAATGGAACAAGCCACTGGACGCAGTGAACGTGCGTTGAGTAGTTTAGGTAGCGTTGCAAAAATAGCAGGCAGCGCATTGGCTGGTATTAGCATTGCTTCACTTGCTAGAGATATTCTAAAAGTTAATATGGAGTTTGAATCACTGCGAACCAGTTTAGAAACGGTTACAGGTAGTGCTAAGAATGCAAAAATTGCGTTTGAGGGAATAAATACATTCGCAGCAAAAACTCCATATTCAGTTAAGGAAGTAACTGAAGCATTTATTAAAATGAAATCGTTAGGATTATCACCATCTGAAAAAGCATTAACTTCATTTGGAAATACAGCAAGCGCAATGGGTCAGTCATTAAATAGAATGGTTGAAGCAGTAGCAAATGCAACAACAGGTGAATTCGATAATTTAAAAGCATTCGGTATTAAAGCAAGTAAGCAAGGCGATGATATTAAATTTACTTTCAAAGGCGTTGAAACAAAAATAAAAGATAGTTCTGAAGCAATTGTTGGATATTTAACTAAAATTGGTAATACTGATTTTTCTGGTGGCATGGAGCGTCAAGGGCAAACAATGAAAGGCACGTTGAGTTCTCTTGCTGATGCTTGGGACAATTTTATTGATCATATTTTAAGCGATAAAAGTGGCGGTGCAATTTCACGATGGATTACAAATGCAACAAGCGCATTAGGTAAATTTGATGTTTGGTTAAATGGCGCAACTACTTCAATTGGTAAATTAGCGGAACTTCAACAAGAACAAAACAGATTGCAAGCATCAATTAACGCACATAATCAAAATGGTGTAATTGGGAGTTTAATTGATGATTTATCTGGTTTTGATGCAAGTGGTAAACAATCAAAATTAGCAAAAAATATTGAAGAACAAAAACGATTAAGAAAAGAATTAGAAGATGAAAAAAAGGTAATGGTAGATATAACCAAAGCCGCACCAGTTAGCAAAATTGATGAACCAGATAAAAAAGCAGCAGCAAAAGCAGCAGCCGAAGCTAAACGCGCACAATCACAAGCAACAAAAGAATTAGCACTTGCGGAAAAAGATTATAACGAGCAAATCAATATGCAAGTAGCCGCAGCAGAAAACGCAGGCAAACTATTTGCAGCACAGCAACAAACAAAAATTGCGGCACTTGAAGCAGAGCGCGTGTCTATATCAGATAAAGCCGCTATTGAGTATGAATCAGCAAAAACCTACGAAGAAAAATCACGTATATTAAATCAATCACAATCTGCAACCAATTTACTATTGGCTAAAGAAAAAGAGATCCGCGATTCATTAACTAATCAAAGTACTGAAACGATTGACGCTAAAATTGCAGCAGCTCAGGCAGAATTAGATAACGCGGGAAAATACAATTTAACGCTGGCTGAACAATTACGCTTAAAAACTGAAATTGCAGGATTGCAAACAGATAAAGCAGTATTAGCAGAAACATCAACGCAATCTGATATTAAAGCAAAGTCTGACGCTGAACAAAAATACAATGATGATAAGTTAGCATCAATTAAAGCCATTAGTGACGCTCAGACAGCAGCTAACACAGCAGCAAGCGCACAAATGGATATATTGACAGCTAACCTTGAATCAGCAAAAGAAGCCGCAACAGGGCTTGCTGATGCGTTTGGAAGTGTTGGTGGTGCAGTGGGTGGCTTAGGTGTTGCGCTTGCATCTTATGAAAAATCACAAGCGGCTATTACTGACGGATTGCAAAATCAATTATTTGAGATTCAAAAGTTAAATGACGGTAAAGGCGATCAAGCCAAAGCCGATAAAGCCATTGCAACAGCAAGCCAAAAGCAATCACAATTACAGGTTAAGTCATACGGTGATATGGCGGCAGCGGCTCAAGGTTTCTTCAAGAAAGGCACGGCAGGATATAACGCACTTGGCGTAGCCACTAAAGTTTTCCGCGCGTTTGAGATGGCTCAATCTGCCATGTCGATGGTTCGAATGATTGCAGATAATGGTGCAAAAGTTGGTGCTTATATAACTGGATTATTTACTTCAACAGCCGCTAATGCGGCATCGGTAGCACCAAACGTTGCGGCAGACGCAGCTAAAGCCACAGCTTCGGGAACAGC